AGAAAATCATTCATCAACCGATGCATCGTATAATGATTTAGATATTTACGACGATCTACAAGATCACCGAGATGAATAACAGTACGAACATTATTATCATCCAAATACGGAAAAAATATATCATCTAAAAACCTTTTCATGTTATCAAGCATGACTAAGGAATCATTTCTAATTCCCCAATGCGTGTCTGTAATAAGTGCAATTTTCATTTAGAAACGCTTTTCTTTCTAACAGGATTCTGCATCCATTTAGGTTCATTTGCTTTCTTGACTACTGCATCACAATAGTCACGGATTGCTTCCATTCGCATAATATAATTAATACGAATGTTTTCATTTTTATTTGTATCAATGCTTTCAGCGCAGTCAATTACCACTTGAGGGATCAAGTGAATCCGGTTGTTCTCGTTGGGTGTCGTCATCACAAAATTTCTCCAATAAACTTACTTGATTCTTTTTGTCTCTTGCCTTTTGTTGATTTTCAGCGCGCTTCTTGTCGTAGGCAACAACAAGACCTTGCATGTATTCGTTATCTAAATTTACACCAATAACATGATCATCATCAGATCCTGTTTGATCTGCAAGCATGCCTTCGAAGTAAAAATTTTCGAGAGTTTTTTGCTTGATGTAGAGATGCTTCTTTTCGCTCTCAATGCGTCTTAGAAATGCATAATAGATGATCTGAGTAAAATATGCAAATGGATTCTGTGATTTTTCAGGATCAAAATTATGAAGATAGGTTATGCAATTTTCTAATCCATCAGAGATCATTTCTTCTCTAAAAGTATAATTGATGAAGTTTGGTTTCATCGAAAGGCGAGTCGCAATCTTATAAAGACACTCACCTACATAATTAGGAATACGGGGGGACTGTTTCCCGTGTTCCTTTGCATCATCATATTCTATCTTATACTTAAGCATTACTGTGTAGAACAGTTTGTTGTCTACATAGTGACGATCTGTTTTTTTTGCCCGAGGTCTTTTTATTTCTACAACTGCCATATCAAAATTATCCTATATTTACTAATTCACAATTATAACTAATATTAGCATATAAACTAATTTATGTCAAGTCAATATCATATATTTTGTGTTTGAAATTTTCACTATTGTAGATTAAGATACGATCTTTGAAATGTTGTGCTGTAAAGTTCAGTTTGTCTTTATAGCGCATATCGTCTGAGATATCATATAGAGTCATAGAAGTTTTTGTTTCTGATGTTCTTAATCCACGACCAATTGACTGTAGTGTTCTTACGCGGGATTTAGTAGGAGAACTAAATAAAACATTATGTAGGTTACGAATGTTGATTCCCGTGCTAAAAGTACCATAACTTGCCACAATGATGGCATTACTTTCTGACTCAACAATTCTTCTAACTTCTTCACGCTCTTCTGCATCAACGCCTCCATGGATAAAATATATTGATCTTTCAGAATCTGCTTTCTTTAAATTATCAAATAGCACTTGTCCATGCTTTTCGACAAACTGAAATAGCAAAAGAGAATTGCCTTGTAATGAAAGAGTTAACTTAGTGATGAAGTCGTTTCTTCTTTCATTGAGAACTAAATATTCAACTTCTTCTTGATAAGAATATTTAGATGCCAATTTGCAAACTTCTGCAGGATACTTCAATACAAGACACTTGATTGTTAATTGTGCTACTTCATTACGCTCCATCAACTCAGTTGTTGTAGTTACTTTCTTAACAGGACCAAATAACCCCTCGAGGACCATTTTGTTTGTTAATGTGCCGTCAAGCGTTCCTGTGAAACCATAGCGATATTTTGTCTGCGAAGCACGTTCCATGATATTCGTGAGCGACTTTGCTTTGTATTGGTGCGCCTCATCCCCCATGATAACATCAAAGCGATCATACCATGTCTTTGGCATATTATAGATGGATTGCCATGTGCTGATAACAAGAGAGGCATCTGTTTCTTTCTTTGCACCTTCTGAGATACAATGAATGTCTAAAGACTCTGTTGTGTATTTCTCGAAGTCAGTTTTCATCTGAAAGACGAGAGAAGTCGTGGGAACAATCACTAAAATATTTCTATCATGCCTCATGTGATATTGTGCTAGCATGAAGATGATTAGCGACTTGCCTGATGCAGTAGGAGACACAAATACTGCCCTATGATTCTCAACACCATAGTCATATGCCATTTGCTGATAGTCACGAGGTGTAAGCGTGAGATTTAACTCAACATCATTCTTTGGCGTTCTCGGTATGATGTTATCAGACAATAATTCAATTTTGTATCCTTTGCGTTCTGCAAAGCGATATATCTGTCTGATCAATCCGCAATAGATCAACCCTGTCACAAAGTTATAGAGACGTATTTTACCATCCCAATACTTGTTGCGAACCGAAGGCATGAAGCTCGCACCAGGAACTAGGAATGTGAAATAGTCAGAAAGTTCTTGCTTGACTGAAGATTCTGTTTCTATTCTAAAAAATACTTCATTCACTTTTGTGATATAGAGTGTGTCTGCCACTAATTGCCTACCTTAAAGCGTTCCCAGTCGAGGCTGGTTTTGATTAAATATCCTCTATTACTTATGTGTCGAATAATCTGATCCAAAACATCAACCTTTTCTTGCTGCACAGCAATCTTTAAATTCATGTTGATGATGTCTTTATCAGCATCTAGATGCATAGGAATGTCTGACTTGAGAATGCTAAGTCGATTGGGTTCCCATCCATGTTCCTTGAGATCTTCTGAAGAGAGAACTCCACGAAAATAATCATACTTTAACTTGACAAGTTCTTTACGATCTTCTTCCATGCGACGAAGAAGCATTCTTTCATTAGACATGATACGAAGATATTTAGCGTGCATCAAAGGAACGGCATTTATAGATAGATCAAATTGAACCACAGGAGTTTCATTATCTGCTGCCCACAGATCATGGATCTCTTCTAATTTCATAATATAATCCTATTTCAGAGCTTATTAAACTTCAATAAAGTAAATTTGAATTCTGCTGTTGCTGTCACATAATTGATTGTGCTGTCTGCTGTTGTAAATTCTACAGGACTCAAACTAGTAGGAAACATGTCTGTCAATGTGATTTCCATATTAGGACGCATAGAGCTATTTAAGATTGAAAGCGTCCCATCAGAAACAGTGTTCTGACCTGTTCCTGGAGCCATAGCAGATATAGAAGCATATTGCTCAAACTTTTCTGGGAATCCTAATTGTAATAGCCAATTGTAGATTTCTAAATAATTGACGAAGTCCTCATCAATCTTGAAGGTCAATCTAAAGCTTCCCCACTCAGGCTTATCACCCGGCACTTTGAAATTGCTAAAGGGAGTAGGCACGTTGATGAATCCGAGATCGAAGGAAGGAATGTTTGCATCAGTAACAAAAAAATTCACCGTAGGAGAACGTCTCAAAGTGAAACGAAAACCTAGTGGTGACAGAAAATTGATATTAGTTGGCTGATTAGCCAATATGCCGTTGATGATATTAACAGTCATGTAGTGCTCCTTATCCTATATTTATGATAAGGAGCACATACTAAAAAAGGAGGGGTTGTGAGCCCCTCCTTTGTATCACGTAGCGGTTCTATCAGATACCAGCAGCAAGCGCACGATAACCAGCAGCAATGAGCGAACGAGAAGGTGTGCCCAAGCGATACTTGTGCTTGACACGACCCTTGGTGTCTGTGTGCTCATTACGATAGATCGCATAGCCTTCGAAGCGAAGGTTGCTCACGATCTTGTGAGGGCTAGCAATATCGAAGCGAGCAGCAATCTGCTTAGCGGTGAGCTTTTCACCAGCAAGAAGAGCGTCAAGAACGCGCTGTGTCTGGGTCTTCGAAGCGGTAATAGCGGTAACGTTGGTCATTCTGTTTCTCCATGATAAAGTTGGTATTGCCTGACCTTCTCGTTGAGAAAGGCCTGGGATTCTTCAAGTGTTTCAAACAGTTCTACTAGATCTGGACCATTCCAGACAGCAAAACCTCTACCCCAACAATCAGTCCATAAAAACACTGCTTTCTCCTGATTTGTCAGCGTATTATTCATAATAGCGCATTATTAGATATTTGTCAACCGGAGATTTCAATCTTCTTGAAAATGTTCTCTTGCTAAGCTAGAGATGTACATATCTACTCGGTCGTAGAGCTCGTCTGCAATCTCTCTAAGGTCTTCTAGGAGAGAAGGAACAGCAGCCTTCTCTGTAACAGCAGACATTACAATCAATTCAATTCGCTCAGCCAATGCTGCAATTTCTGAAGGATTCATTTGCTTCTCCTGTTTTCATCACATTATCAATATACGATAGAAATTTAATTAAATCAACCGGTATTCTGCGGTTGACAAAATTGTTTTTTCCTGTATAATAACATATGTAGATTAGAAATAGGAACACATGAATGAAGATCAAGGTCAAAGATCCTAAGTATGCTAAGCGTCATCTGTATGGTATCCACATTCCTGAGACATATTTCATAGAGGGTGAACAGATCGACACTCCTAAGTGGGTCGGATATCCTGCTATCACTCTTAAGGTAGGTTCTGCTATCCGTATCATTGAGAAGCAAAACATTATCGAGATTGATAATACAGCATTTGCAGTATCTTTGTCAACTCCTAAAAAGATCAAGATCATTGAAGTCAAAGGATCTAAAGGAGATCTCTATCAAGTGACTCTTGGAGAAAAGTATGACTCATGCACTTGTCATGCCTTTATGTTTCGAAAATCCTGTAAGCATATTAAAGAAGCAAAAGCTGCATAAATAAAAATATATATTTGCTTATAGGACAATGTAATATGACAGATGAAAAATTAAAAATAATTCCAAAATGTAAAGGTGGAAAGCATTCTTATTTTTCTGCTTCTGGTCGTTGGTTGCCGTGCTGCAGTTTTCCTGATGAAGGTAAAGTATTAGAAAATTCTATTTTTATTAAAGATAGTTTTTTAATTGAAAATAGTGAAGATTTAAATTTTCATGAATTGGATGTTTTTACTTTATGGTTGGATCATATAGAAAATAATTATGATTCTTCTTTATATATGTGCAGAAAAAGATGTTCTTCAAAATCACATGAAATAGAAAAAAAAGAAAAAGATATGAATTGGGTAATGGAACCCCATATTTTAATTAAAAAACAAAATGATTTACGTCAATTTTTAGAAGAAAATGAAATAGAATATGATTTTGAATGAAAAAACCGTTTCATTAGATTTAGAAATAACTAATAGATGTAGACTTGCATGTCCTAAATGTATTAGGACAGTTTTAGGAAAATCTATGACAATAAAAGATATGTCTATGGATAATTTTCGTAAAATAGCAGAATCAAAAAAATGGAACAGAATATTTTTTGGAGGAACATACGGCGATTGTATCTATCATCCACAATTTTATGAAATTATAAAAATTGCTAAAGAAAATAATATAAAAGTAATTATTCATACAAATGGTTCTGGTAAAAGTATTGGGTGGTGGGAAGAAATTTTAAAATTATTAGATGCAGAACGTGATGAATTAAATATTGCAATGGATGGATTTGAAGAAACTGTAGGTGAATATAGAGTAAATTTTAAAGAAAAAGATTTTCATAAAAATATTGAAATTTTATCATTAGCGAAAAATAAATATGGAATTTATTCTATATGGACATTTATTCCTATGAAATTCAATGAACATCAAATTCAAAAAGCAGCTCAATTAGCTATATCAAAAAATATAAGATTAATAATTAAAAAAAGCAATAGATGGGAAAGTGTAGATGATCCTCATTTGCCTGAAAATTTAAATTTGATATCTAGCAATTCTTTAGTATTTAATTTTATTAAAAACAAATGAAAAAAGGGGCGCCAGAGCGCCCCTTAAGTGTTTTAGTATGTTTCTTCTTATTAGAGAAGGTTGTTAACAAGAACACGACGATAGTAGACGTTTGTGTCTTCTTCGATTGTTGAAGTTGAGTCTGCTACTGTTGTACCCTTTGCGAATGGATTTGGTGCCATTCCGTAACGTGTCTTGAACCCAATCTTTGGCTGGAATGTGTCCTGACCAACTGCACGAACCATCTGAAGAGGAACGTATGGGCAGTAGAATAGACCAGCGTCAAATGCGTTAGATCCCTTATAACCAACAACCATGTAGTTGCCTGTTGTATATGGGTCGATGTAAACGCGGAAGCGACCATTTAGAACACCTGCGAAAGTGTTGCCTGTGTCGTCAACCTGAAGGTTGTTTGAGTTAAGAGCAGGAGTATAATCAAGAACACCGGCCATCTGAAGTGCAGAAGCAACGTCAGAAGAACAGATGATTACGTTACCCTTACCACGACGAGTGTCTTTAGCAATCTGGTTAGCTTCGCGTTCAATCTGGAACATAAGACCCTTGAACTTTTCTACTGACCAACGACCATTTGAGTCGGTGTCAAGATCGAAAATGCCCTGAGTTGTTGTACCAGTGTTTGCACCGCGAACAGCAGTAACGTTGATTGTACGAACTACTTCACGATTGATTTCAGCAAGAATTTCTGACTGAAGAATGTTAGCAAGTTCTGTTTCAGCATCAAGACCATGAACTGCCTTAAGATCCTGTGCAAGTTCCATTGAGTATTCTGCCTTAAGGGCGCGTGACTTAGCAGTAACTGTCTGCTTGTCAATTGAGAATGCCATTTCAGCAAAAGCAACGTTTGAAGATGAACCATAAGCTTCAGACTGCTGAGTGTTTGCACCCATTCTGAAGTTGTAGGTGTTTGATGTTGCCATGTTGGATGTCTGTGCAGTTGTACCTGGAACAGTACCAATTGAACGGTTACCAACAGTTGATGCAGCAGTTGCACCTGGTGAAGAGAAGTGTGTGTTTGCTTCGTTATAAAGAGCTTCTGTTCCACCCTGTGCAGAGTAGTTAGCGCGCATTGCGAAGATAAGACCTGTTGGTCCTGTCATTGGCTGAACGCCGCAGATGTCATAAGCAATGAGGTTAGGCATTGCACGACGAACTAGAGAAATAAGGATTGGATCGTAACCAGCTACTGAAGATCCACCTGCACCAGCGAAGCCACCTGTGCCTGCTGCGTTGGTTGGTGATACTTCGAATAGTGACTGTGGGTTAAAGGAATTCTGTTCGCGAATTGCCTTTTCGGTGTTTTCAAGAATAATGGCTGTAACATTACGCTTGTGTTTGTCGGTGATCTTTTCAAGATCAGCATGTTCAAGAACAGGCTTCCACTTTGCGATTAATTCTTCATTTAAGAAATTCATTTTTTTCTCCTTTGAGGTTTTATAATATTATTTATTAAAATTTATTTTTTAACTGAACGTGAAAGTGATTCTACATAGTGACGCATGTCTGGGTTTACATACGTTGCAGCTTCTGGTTCTTCTACTGATTCTGTTAATAGTTGATCGGGTGAAGTTTTAGATTCTGTCTTTTTAGAAAAATATGTTTCCTTGATGATAGAAGCTTTTTTGCGGAATTCTGTTGCATCAGAATAGTTTACTGCTTCGATTAACTTTGTAAACTTGTCTTTCTGAGTATCAGTCATGCTTTCAGATAGTTCGTCTGCTGTTGCAAGAACTTCTGCTTCTGCAAGTTGCTTTTGTAATTCAATATTCTTTTCAGTTGTTTCATTGATCTGTGCTTCAAGGGCAGCAATTTCTTCTGCCATCTGTTCAACAATAGGTACATCATCTTCTGGAATATCAATGTGATGTTCTTCGAATAGACCCTTAAGTCCTGATAGGAATGATTCTATAATTTCTGAACGAATGTTAGATTCTACAGCAAGTTTATTTTCTTGTAGCCATTCTGCAACTGCATAGTTAATATATGCATCTACATTTTCTTCCATCTCAACTTGAATCTGTGAAAGTGATTCTTCAAGCTTAACTTCATATGATTCTTCAATACGTGAAATTTCCATTCCCACACGAGTTGAAACTGCTGCTTCGAAGATTGTTTCTGTCTTGATACGAAAATCTTCTGAAAGACCAGAATCTTCTCCAAATAGGATTGCAAGATCTTCTTTCATTGATGTTGAATATACGTTAGAAGGAAGTGTTTCAGGTGAACGTGAATTATTTACACCCGGAAGCGTATTCATAGCAGTATCACCCTTTGCTCCGGATGAATTAATTGATGCTTTATTTTTGGCATTATCCGTTGTTACTTTGTCTGCTACAGATGCATAACGTGATTCTGGGTTGTCTGGTTGCGTTGTTCTTGGCACAGGAAGTTTAGCAACAAATGCTGCAAGTTCTTCTTTGTTACCGAGAGAGTTAGCATAATTTACTAGACCTGCCATTAGTTCTGAACGTGAAATATCAGTAGGCTGCATTGCAATAGATGCCGCATTGTCTTCTGAGATTTCTACTTCATTTTTTTCTAAATCTGACATTATTATCTCCTTTGAAGGTATCTTTAATTTATTTATATAATTATAGTTTTGATGAAAGTAAACGTTGGAATACACGAAGTTTTGCTTCTTCTAGTTCATGTTTTGATACTTTAGATGCTGCTTCATTAATTTCTGTTCTTGCTTGTTCTAATTTTTGTGCCTTAAGCAATCCGTTGTCCCAAATCCATTCTACACCTTCCATGATACCATTAACAAAAGCATCTGGCGCAGAAGGATCAGCAACAATATCAGCAGCAGTTGCAAGATAAAAATCATCTTGAACTTCGTTTAATCCATTCTTTTCTACTAGTGATCCCATACCGCGAGATGACACGCCAAGGCTTGCACCTTCAGACATTAAGTTGCGAACGATGTTGCCGTATGGCGTGTCCATAACTTTTGCACGACCAATGAAGTTTGTACCTTCTTGTTTAAGTGACTTGATCATCATGCATACACGCTCAAGATTAATTGAAGGCCCGTCTGGATGACCTAATTCACCATAAGCACGTCCCTTTTCAATATTTTCTTTTGTATAACGCGCTACTTCTTTTGCAAGAATCTGTTCAGGATAGTATCTTCCATTACGATTTTTTAAATTTCCCTGAAGAAAAATACCTTCGATGAAAAGATTCTTTTTACCTTCAGAACCTTCTTCAGTGATATATTTTACTTCTTCGTTTATTTCTGTAATGAGTTTCATCTATTTGTTCCTTAGTTCGTATATGCTACAGCAACTGCTTTGACATTTGTTCCTGTATCAGTACCTGTCAAAGTATCATAGGCAGTATACTTTTCTAAAACTAATGCTTGTCCGCCTATTAAGGTGAAAACATAATTTGTTCTGTTTAAATTGTGACCTGCTTCTGTGACACTCTTTGTGATATTAACATTTGCTCCGCCAACAGATGAAGCCAATTGAATACCAGAAGAGTTTGCGATAGGACCAACATAATAAGTTGTATTATTTGCAAGTCCTGTTAGAGCAGTATTACCTGATGATGTTGTATAAACAACAGCATCTCCAAGATTAAATCTATGATCTGTTAGTGTAATAAAATCATTTGTAGAATCAACACCAGTATTTGAGTTAAAGGTTACAGGTGTCTTGCAAGTAATCGTATTTGACACAGTAGCAGCAGCACCTGTATGCACTAATCTAATTAATTTAGAAGTTGTGCTAACAGTTGTTGCTGTTGTATTGACAGATGTTTCTGTTCCAATTGGTTTAAATACTTCTGCCATTTTTTAAAATCCTTGTTTTCTTGCAAAAGAAAGCAACTGTTCGAAACCT